AAGAAGCAACTCTCGATCTTCTGGCTTCCCGATGAAGTGAAGGCCGAGAAGGACGTTCAAGATGTCCTGGTCAACATGACCGAATCAGAGAAGCATGGCGTCACTACAACCCTCAAGCTATTCACGAAGTACGAACTGAAGGCTGGTGCTGACTACTGGACCGGACGGTTCAAACGCCGTTTCCCGCGCCCCGAGTTTCAGGAGATGGCCGCGACCTTTGGTATGTTTGAATTGGCGGTTCATAAGCGGTTCTACCAGAAGATCAACGAACTCACGTTCCTACACACGGACGAGTTCTACAACAGCTATACCGAAGACCCAACTCTCGCAGCACGGATGCAGTTCATTGATGACATCATCTCCGATAAGGACGATCTGGTGTCGCTGGCAGGATTCTCGCTGATCGAAGGCGCGATCCTCTATTCATCGTTCGCATTCCTGAAGCACTTTCAGCAGCAAGGCAAGAACAAGCTTCTGAACGTCGTTCGTGGTATCAACTTCAGTGTTCGTGATGAAAACTTGCACTCCCTGGCTGGTGCATGGGTCTTCACTAAACTACTCGAAGAACTGAACCCGGATGACGGTTATCGTATCGACCTCGAAGCGAAGGTTCGCGAGATGGCACGTGCTCTGTACGAACACGAATGCCGCATCGTTGACATGATCTTCGAGAAGGGAAACATCCCCGGTATCACAGCACACCAGTTGAAGAACTTTGTGATGTCTCGCCTGAACGAATGTCTGAAGAACCTCGGCTACGAAAAGCTTGAGAAGGTCGAGTATAACCCGATTGCAGAGTGGTTCTACAAGGCGATCAACTCGTACACCTTCAACGACTTCTTTAGCGGTATGGGTTCACAGTATCACCGCGACTGGAACGAAGACGCCTTCATCTGGAAAACAAAAGCACAACGAGAAGCAGAGCAAACAGTATGAGCCAGAACATCTATGAACAACTAAGCGAAGAACGCAAGCAACTTCAAACAGAAGGTCTGGTTCCAGAATGGTACACGACCGCCGGTTGGCAGATGTTCAAAGACAAGTACATGTACGACACCACGCATGTACGAGGACAGTTCGAACGCATCGCCAACACGGCTGCGTCACATCTTCCGACACACATGGCTAGTGAAGGCCGTGAGTGGTTCTTCAAGCTGCTGTGGAATGGTTGGTTGTCACCATCTACACCAGTCCTTGCCAACACTGGCACGAATCGAGGCATGTCCGTTTCGTGTTCGGGTGGAAAGATCGGAGACAGCGTGTACGACTTCTACAAGCACAAGCTTGAAGTTGCGATGTTGACGAAGAACGGGTTCGGTACTTCGGGCTACCTTGGTGGCATCCGCCCGCGTGGTTCGAAGATCAGCACGGGTGGTAAAGCGTCCGGTGTCCTCGATGTCTTCACTGGCATCATTGACGACATGCGCAAGATCGCACAAGGTACGGCACGTCGCGGTGCATACGCGGGCTACCTTGAAGCAGATCATGGCGACTTCGATGAAGTGTGCGACTTCATCTATAACAACCCAGACGATGCGAATATCGGCTGGGTCATCACGGACGAATTCGTTGCACGTCTGGAAGATGGTGACGTAGATACGCACCGTCGCTTCCGCAAGATGCTGAAGCTGAAGATGGTGCATGGCAAGGGCTACTTCTTCTTCGTGGACAAGGCCAATCGCCATCGTCCCGAGATGTACAAGCACTACAACCTGTTCATCAACAACAGCAACTTGTGTAGCGAAATCATGCTGTTCAATGATGAAGACCACACGTTCACATGCGTGTTGTCGTCGATGAACGTGGCGAAGTTTGACGAGTGGAAAGGTACGGACGCGGTGTATTGGGCGACGATCTTCCTCGATTGCATCGCAGAGGACTTCATCAAGAAGGCCCGTAACGTTCCCGGCCTCGAAGCTGCTGTTCGCTTCACTGAGAAAGGTCGTGCGCTTGGTCTGGGTCAGTGTGGCTTCCACACGTACCTGCAACAGAATATGATTGCGTACGAGTCATTCGAAGCGCACATGAAGAACCTCGAAATTGCGAAGCACATCTGGGACGAAAGTCTGCGTGCTTCGCAATTCATGGCAGTCGAACTCGGCGAACCGGAATGGTGTAAGGGCTACGGCGTTCGTAACACACACCGCATTGCAATCGCGCCCACGAAGTCTACGGCGAACCTGATGGGCGGTGTGAGTGAAGGTATCAACCCGGACCCGGCGTTCGTTTATACGGCCTCTGGTGCAGCCGGTGAGATGGACCGTATCAACCCGATCCTTCTGAATCTGATGAAGGAACGTGGTGTCTACACCAAGAAGGTCGTTGCAGACATCTCAGACAAACAGGGTTCAGTGCAACACGTCACGTGGTTGAGTGAAGAAGAGAAGGCCGTGTTCAAGACGGCATTCGAAATCAACATGAAGGCACACGTGCGGATGTGTTCTACCCGTGGCCGATACGTTGACCAATGGCAAAGCGTGAACATGTTCTTTGCAGCCGAAGAAGACGAAGAGTGGATTGCAGAAGTCCACCAAGACATCTTCCTTGACGAGAACATGTTGGCGTCCTACTACATCTACACCCAAGCAGGCGTTCAAGCTGCGAAAGGTGAATGCGAAGCGTGTCAGTAACATGATCCTTACCCCAGAAAAGTTGATCTGGGTGAAAGCGCCATTCTCGAAAGAGCGTGGCGCTTTTTCACTTGCATCGGCGCAACTTGGCGTGCATGTGGATCATCTGGAACACCAGTACGACGATGCTTCACTTCGACCCCTCACCGATATGATATGGCGTCGCCTAGAGAACACGAAGTCTTGGACCGTACGACGCCCGAATGACACCAAACTGGACCTCTCGTCGATGATCGACACCTTCAACGGCGGTCGCATCCCGGCCCCGGTGGTGATCGAGTATGCGCGGGACCGGTACTGGATGGTTGCTGGCGAGCAACAGTTGCAGGTTTCCCGAGTATCCGGCATCACTCCCAAAGTTGTTTTTGTTCGCACGAACTACCGATAGTGTGGTATAATGCGACATCACAACAACGTAGATGATTCGGAAGTACAGTGAAATATACGCAATACATCAACCTTGACATGGACGGCGTTCTCGTCGATTTCGATACGCACTTCCATGCGCTACATGGCCGTTGGCCGCGCGAAGTAGGCGAAGAGAACTTCTGGAAAGTCTTCGACACCAAGCGTGACGGATTCTTCCGCGACTGCCAACCGTTCGAAGGACATCTCGAATTCGTTCAGGCCGTCGAAGAAGTCGCAGAGATGAAGGGCTACGGTGTCCGTATCCTGACCGCTCTGCCACGTCGATCCACGCATCCTCTCGCCGCGCAAGAGAAGCAGGACTGGTGCAACATGCACGGTCTGGGTCACATCAAGATGTGTACCGGCCCCTATGCCATCGACAAACAGAAGTGGGTCGAGCACCCGCACGACATCCTGATCGATGACAAGCTACTGAACATCCAACAGTGGCGAGCTAAGGGCGCTGTCGGTATCCATCACGAACCGGGCGACTTCATCACGTCGATTCAAAAGCTGCACCAGTTCTCAAGCTTCAAGGATTGCCCGCTGGTCGGTCAGCACGTCCGTTTTCCGTGAAAACCCTAATCTCATACAACGACGAAGGGACACTTGTCCTCTACAACGAGGAAGGTCTGATCGCGGTCATCAAGAAGTGCCCGTGGCAAGTGGCCCATCTGATCGGTGATGGGATGAAGGAAGCCTACAACATCACCAGGATGAACACGGACAAGTCTCTGTCCGAGATTCTTTCTCACATCAATAATGTCCCAACCGATTTTCGTGAATGGGCCGACCAACACCCCGGCCAAACTCCCTAATATCATCTTCCTAGATATTGACGGCGTTCTGTGCAATCCACGTGCTTGTATAGCGATGGGTGACATAGGCGGCGTATTTTCGTATCTCGATCCGGTTGCCTGTATGTTGGTTCGACGTATCTGCGAAGAGAAAGACGCCAAACTGGTTATCTCTTCGTCCTGGCGTATTTTATACGACCGGTTCTCGATTCAGGCGATTCTGAATGCTGCTTGTCCGAAACTAGGTCGATACATGTTCATGGACGAACGCTGGTGTACGCCATCTCATAATGGTGGTGACGGGTTTGAGTTCGGACGTGGCCGAGAAATACAGTCATGGATTCGCAACTATTCCGCAGAGTTCAACCGGTTCGTGATTCTGGACGACGATTCTGATATGGACCCGTATATGGATTCGCTGGTCAAGTGTGACACATACAACGGCATCGGATTTCATGAGTATCAGTCCGCATGCAAAATTCTGAAAGAAGAATGAAACAGAAAATGATCGAAGCGCATATGGATTGCGCTGAACGCTACGCGCGTCTTTCTACGGCACGTCGGCTGAAGGTCGGTGCTCTTGTGGTGAAGGATGATAGGGTTATCTCCATCGGTTACAATGGAACCGCACCGGGTGCAGACAACAACTGTGAAATCGAACCCGAGAATTGGGACGGTGACATCCGCATGCTACGAACAAAGCCCAACGTGATTCATGCGGAATGTAATGCACTGGCGAAGCTGGTAACTAGCGAAAAGTGGGTACGAACTGGCCCGGATACAGAAACGCTCAAAGTGACCACGGAAGCAACCGGTGCAGACCTGTTCTGTAACTTTGCGTGCTGTAAGCCGTGCGCTATGGCGATGAAACGGGCTGGCATCAAACGGTTCTTCTACCGTTATGCCTATCGAGATACCGAAGGGCTTGACTACCTAGAACAAAACGGCATAGAAGTCAAACAGATCGTGTGACAGCCATAAATATCGTGAAGATGAACCAATGAACAAGGAGAACATCTTCATATGGCAACCACACATTACGAGTGCAATGAATGCGAGGCAGTATTCGCAGTCAAGCACACCCTGGACAAGAACTACTATCGTGTCCTCAATTGCCCCTTTTGTGGGTCAGAATTAGACAACGAAGAATACGATGTAGATGACGAAGTAGACGAATGAAACAAATCAAGAAAGTCGTAGTGTACTACACAGACGGAACATACGAAGAAATAGAGTCTGCTAAGGGTGGTGTAGGAACACCAACACCGTTCAAACCGGCTAAAGAATCACCAACGACTCCCGTCATCCCAGATAATCCGTGGCCGTGGGGTATTCCTGGGGAAGCCGGAAAATGGCCGTACTATCCTGGTCGTCAACCGTCGATTGTTGACTGAAACTGCGAAGCATAAATACCCGTACACTCACAATGTACGGGTATTTTCTTATGTGGCTTTATCAAGGACAGGAACAAACCGAGATTCCTGAAGGTATGGTCGGATTCGTCTATCTGATTACCGATCACGCGAACAACAAGTTGTATATCGGCAAGAAGCTTTACCACTTCCAGAAACAGAAGCAAGTCAAAGGTAAAAAGAAGAAGATCAAGGTCGAGTCGGACTGGAAGGAATACTACGGTTCCAATGACGCACTGAAGGCCGAAGTCGAGAAGCATGGCCCCGAGAAGTTCACACGGGAAATCCTGCACCAATGCCAAGGCAAGGGCGAGATGGGCTATTGGGAAGCCTACGAGCAATTTTCGCGCCATGTCCTACTGTCTGACGAATACTACAACGGCTGGATCAGCGCAAAAATTACCAAGGCACATGTTGCCAAGTTGCGCAAGTAGTATGTAGAATCCCTCTCACGTCGTGCTGTGGCGACGGAACCCCACTAGAGAGGGAGTAAAACATGCAAGTCGTATCAATGCAAAGTCCGATGCAGGCCGCGTTCGCATCTTGGAACGTGGTCGAGAAGTGGTTGAAGGAAGCCCTGTCCCACAAACTTCCCATATCAATCAATGGGTTATATGGATTGGATGAAGTCAAGAAGGTGTGTCGGGACTCCCAACAAATTCGCGACATCGTGAAAACTTTCATCACGAAAGGGATGGCTACCCAACATGACCTTCCAACCGAGATGCGAACCGGGAACAAACGGGACCGCATAGGGTTCATGTGGAACCCCGAGTACAAGGGCGAGTCCTACCGGCCATCTGCCCGTGTCATCACCCAGCGGGAACGTCGGGCGAGCAAAGTCACCAAATCCGCTGCACCCAAAGGACTCACCCAAGTCATCCGATCTGACAAGGCAGTACTGACCGAACTACCAAAGGCCGTCGAACTGGTCTTCCAAGGAATGATGATTACCGTCAGCCGCAATCCCGAGAACGGAAGTATGAGGCTGGTCATCGATACTACCGACACGATGTAACCCATGAGTTACATCACACATCAATAAACAAACGCCCGTGATCGTTTCAACGAGACGGGCGTTTGTTTTTGTTGACAAACTCACATCTGGTCCGTAAAATCATTCCCAACTTTGGTAGGAGATTATTTCATGGAAATGTTTCGCATCTGCATCGTCGGATCGTTCGGCAGTCACATCGAAGAAGTTCCATTCAAGGATCGAGATGAAGCCAGAACGTATGCAAAAACAACAGCAAAAGAGATGCAGGGCGTCTCGTATGGCTTGGTCAGTCTAGGCGAGGCCGTGTTGATGAAGGTCGAAGTCACTGACACGTTTGGTGGCGAAGCAAACTATTCATGGGTCGAACGGTACGAGCAGTGGATACCACGTAAGCTGACATCTCGCGCAAAGATTCGCACAGCGAAGCGCTTGGCTGGGTGGACGGGAATGCACTGCCAGAAGGACGACTTCGACGATGCCTATACGCTTCATCCGCGCGGAATCTGTCAGGTCATGTTTGTGAATTTCGATTACGACCACGAAAACGGTTGACAAGAATTCCCAGACCTGTTAGTATTCTGATATCGACACCACGGAGGTTTCTATGATTCTGACTCAAGCCCAAGCCGATGCAGCGTACCGCGCGATGGTTTCTTTGAACAACGTGAGCGGCATCGTCGATATTCGTATCCCATGTGGCAACGGACGTTATGCCGTAGTGAAGGAAGAAATCATGTCCGATGACATTATTGTTCAGCTTCATTGGGGCGGCGCGATGCGCGATTCCGAACGCTACTACAATCAGGTGGCGTTCGCACAAGCGTACGGCGTGGAATAATAGGTACACCCACAACCTCAAGACGGAGAACAAAATGTCACTCACACGCTCGGAAAGAGAACTGATGGAAGCCCGTGAAGGCGAACTGAACGATGCCGAACGTGGCGTCATCAACGCGACATTCGACGCACTATACGACGCTGCATCGGAACGCGGCGTTAAACTCGCAAAGGATGATCGTGCGGCGGCGCTCGAAGCCGCTCTGGTACGATTCATTCTCGCGTCTCGATAACCCGGCCATAGGCCACAACAACCAAGTGAGGATGAAATGATCCAAGGATTCGTGAGACTCGTCAATTTCGTGTTCTGGTCAATCGTCGCGATAGTCGCGGCGTGGGCTGGCCTGATGTGGTATCTGGACCACAAGCAGAAGCAGGAACACCCGTTCGCCTACTATCAGGACCATCCGACCGAACGAGCCAAGGACGGCTATACGCCTACCGATGCCGAACTGGACAAGGAACTCGGTCCCAAGACCGAAGTGACCGAGGACGGGCGCTGGTGCGTATCCGGTCGTTGTCCGGGCGGATATGCTACCAAGGCGGATTACCTGAAGGCGCACCCCAACAACTGAGGGCAGACCATGAAAGCGACGAGAAACGTTTTCGACATCGTGCGACACATGGTTCGCATCGGTGAACATCCCGAACACAAGGCATTGCGTGAACGCAACGAAGCCCGTCTCGCCGAACTCAAACGATCCAAATCCCTCTACGAGACGCAAAGGCGACCGAATGTGCGCTGACCTCTAGCCGATGTTGTGACGATTTCACAACATCGGCTTTCCGTTGCACAATTCCCAAGGTTGGTGTATAATACGCAGTACAGTTGAGCAGTATCTACATGATGACCGAACAACCACAAACATCATGTAACAAGAATGATCGTAGTAGATTACTCTGGCGTCTCGATCACGCAGATCATGGGCGCTTTGCAGGGCGACAATACGGCAGTGATTGAACCTGACGCCTTCAGGCATCTCTTCCTCTTCAACCTGCTGGAATACAAGAAGAAGTACGGTCAGCGCTTTGGCGAAATCGTCTTTGCCGTTGACAACAAGCAATACTGGCGTAAGGCCATGTACCCCTGGTACAAGTGCTATCGCAAGAAGCAGAAGGAAGATCAGGGCTTCGATTGGGACATGATTCATCACTGCATGGACGTGGTGAAGGCGGAACTGACTGAGTTCTTTCCGTATCCCGTGATCGACGCACCATTCGCCGAGGCAGATGACGTGATCGGTACGTTGGCAGAATACAGCCAGACGAGCGACGTGAAGGAAGATATGTTCGGCCAAAGTGAACCCAAGCCGTTCCTTATCATTGCGTCCGATACCGACTTGGCGCAGTGTCAGCAGTATCCGAACGTCAAGCAGATTAGCCCGTACACCAAGGAACAAGTCGTTCCGAAGCTTGAGAAGAGTGGTGAGAAGGTGAAGGTGTCACTCGAAGAGTACGTACTTGACCACTTGCTGACGGGCGATGCCGGTGACTCTATCCCGAACATCCTCACTGAAGACGACTTCTTTCAGAAGAAGCTGGACAATCCAGATACGAAGGTTCGTCAGAAGTCGGTCACGGCGAAGGTGAAGGAATTTTATCTGCCGCAGTGGATCGAACACGGCGAGATTCGAGAGTTCCGTAACGAGGCCGAAGAGAAGGCATTCAAGCGGAACTTCAAGCTGATCCACTTCGATTCGATCCCTCAACGCGTGAAGGACAATGTGATCCGCACGTACGAAGGTCAGCTTGGTAAGGACCGGTCACAACTTCTCGATTATTTCGTGAAGAACCGGTTGAAGAACTTGATGGATGAAATAGAGAACTTCTGACCATGAAGACACCCGGAATCCGATACGGCCACGACCGCGATGGCACCGAGATTTACCCAAAGGACGGCGAACGCATTCTCGATGAAGGCGAACCTCTTCCTGAGTTCTATCGACCGTGGCTGAACGGAACGGGCTGGATGGGCGTAAGTAGGCTACATACACATCCGGGTGCAAATCAGACAGCACGCGTATTTGGGAATTATTGGGCGTATGCGGTCCCGGTGCGTCAACCTGTGCGTGAGGCTGTCGAATTGGACGAGAAGCCAACAGAACCGATTCTGGTGGTTCCTGAAGCCATTCCGCAATCGGAACCCGAACCGGTCACGATCAAAGCGAAGAAGCGCAAGCAGTCGCCCGTGACCAATGCACTTATTTTTGACGAAGAATGAATCGAAAGTACAGAATCGTTCAACGCGGAAACGACCGTTTCTATGCACAAGAGAAGCGGTTCTTTTTCTTCTGGCGCGATGCGTCATGGTCCTCGCCGTCGCTGTTTCAAACTGGTCCCATGAATGACATCGAAAGACGCATCGACGAAGACAACCGAATCCTCAATTTCAAGACTATCAAGAAGGTAATTCCTGTCTGATGGATATTCACATTCCTACATGGTTTCTGTGGTTCGCAATGTTCATCTTCGGACATATTACCGGACTTGCGCACGCAGCACTTAACAAAGCAACCAACAACTGATGTCAACACAATTCCTCGCAGCCGATTTGCATCTCGGCCACAAGGGTGTCACAACGTTCCTCGCGCCGAATGGTGTAGACAAGCTTCGTCCGTGGGATGATCCCGAAGTCATGGACGAAGCATTGATCGAGAACTGGAATAGCGTCGTGCGCCCGACCGACAAGGTGTATGTCCTCGGCGATGTAGTCCTGAACAAGAAGCATCTTCACAAGGTTGGACGCCTGAACGGTAAGAAGCATCTTATCAAGGGCAACCACGACATCTGCAAGCTGAAAGAATACGAACCGTACTTCTACGAAGTGTCGGCATGCCGCGCGTTGAAGGACATGATCTTGACGCACATCCCCGTTCACCCGGCCAACATCGGGCGATTTGGTGTGAATGTCCACGGCCATCTTCACGCACACAAGGTTCGTCTCCCGAACGGCGAAATCGATCCTCGATACCTGTGCGTTTCGATGGAACAGATTGCCTATCATCCGATCACGCTCGAAGAAGTACGCGAGCAATGCGACCGTCGTCGTCAAGCATTCCCCGAGATGTTCGGTGTGAATGAATGGCATGACGCATAAATAGGGAATACATTCATTCCCGCACACGAAATACATGCGACTTCACATTCCAGAAATCCTTGATCTGGTGTCAAAAGCACAACGACACGAAGACAAGGTGCGCTTGCTGCGCGAACACCAATCCCTTCCGCTTGAACAGGTTCTTCAATACAACTTCCACCCGGATATAGAAATGAATCTACCCGAGGGAGAAGCACCGTACAAGAAGGACACGGGCATTCCTCTCGGTAAGTCGGAAACGAACCTCTACCGCGAAGGCCGTCGTCTCTACGTATTCCTGAAGGGCCAAGCACCAAACCTGAAGCCGTTCAAACGAGAACAATTGTTCATCGAACTGCTTGAGGGCATTCACTGGTCAGAGGCCGAGATTATTGTCGCAGTTAAGGACAAGCGGCTAACCGATCTGTATCCCGGCGTGACGTACGAAGCGGCCCGTGATGCGTTTGATCGACTGCTTCCGGCAGAACCGCCAAAGCCTATCGTCAAGGCCGTCAAGCTTGCGATTCCTGATCTGGAAGCATCGCTCGCTCGCGCTGGCATTGCCGAAAAGGAACAAGGTGAGCGCCCTTTGGTCCGACCGGCTTCTTCTACGAAGACGACAGTGGATTCAGCTTCGGAACAACCGAAAGAGAAGAAGCCGATGTCAGAAGCACGACGTGCCGGTCTACTGAAGGCGCAAGCCGCACGACGCGCAAGCGCAGCCGCCAAGAAAGCAGCGAAGGAAGCCGAACAAGCTTCACAAGCCGAGTGACCGACTGGTTTCTCGAAAAACTGAATTCGTTATTTGGACGGGACGACTGGACAACGGTCGATCCCAATGAAGAACTTAAAGAATGGCTTGATAGAAAACATGACAACATCCAAGGCATTGAATGACTACATGTCCACACTGCGACAGCGCACAAGTGCAAAGTCGCGGGACCAAAACGAATCAAGCGGGGATTACACGTAAGCGGTATCAGTGTATGGACTGCACCAAGTGGTTCAGCCATACCGTCGAATCAGTTGTACATACGCAATCGAAGCATGACCGGTTTTCGTCAAAGATGCCGGATGACTTCAAGCGGTACAACAAGTTCGTGATTAGCGCCGTGCAGAACGACACACCTGTGAACGACGAATTCTTGTTCACGCTTCAATCGTACTGCCGAATGAATCACGCCAAGTTGATCCTGGTCCCGATCAAGTACAAGTACACGCAAGAATCGACGTTTGATGTTGATGAAGAATTGTTGTACACACGTGATGTTCTGATTGCCAACAAGCTTCGGTTGTTGGCGAACGTGCAGATCACTCCGACCATCGAAACACCACTTGCAGGACTTGATTATCTGTCGAAGGGAAACAGTCTGATTATCGCGCACCCACAGGTGCAGATGCGGACTATCGCGACGCTAGACAATCACCCGGCGCAACTTCATACCACTGGCGCTATCACTTATGCCAACTACGCAGAAACCAAGACAGGCGAAAAGGCTCGGTTCAACCATTCACTCTCTGCACTTGTCGTTGAAAAAGACGGCGATCAGTTCTACACTCGCCTTCTCAATTGCGACGACAGCAACGGATTTTACGACATCGACGGCTACTACATGGCCGACGCATTTCGTCCCGGTGCAGAAGTCGAAGCCCTGATTACAGGCGACGAACACGCTATGTTCGTCGATCCGAAGGTGAAGGCAGCGACGTACACAAGTGACGATTCTATCGTCAACGTGCTACGACCAAAGAAGATTGTTCGACACGACGTGTTGGATTTCTTCAGTGGTTCGCATCATCACCAGAACAGCTTCTTACTTCAGTATGCGAAGCACAAGACGGCGACGAACAATGTCGAGCGTGAACTAGACATCACGATTGAACACATCGCAAACACGACGCCGTTTGGTGTAGAGAACATCATGGTTGCTTCGAATCACGTCGAGCACATGAATAAGTGGCTGGACTCGATTGATCCGAAGCAAGAGGTATGGAATGCGAAGCTGTACTACCGCATGATGTACTTGATGCTGGAACACATCGACAAGCATGGCGTCGATATTCCGAACGCGTTCCAGTTGTGGGTCGAGAATACCGAACACTACTTCGATGCACCGATGCCGAAACTTCACTGGCTTGGTCGCAACGAATCGTACAAGATTCAAGGTATCGAACTATCGAACCACGGTGACATGGGTTCTAATGGCGCACGTGGTAGTCCCACACAGTTCAGCCGGTTGCCAGACAAGATGGTTGTTGGTCACTCGCACTCGCCGTAGATCATGAAGGGCTGCTACACGGTCGGTACATCGACTGGTCGTCTGGAATACACGCGCGGTCCTTCATCATGGGCGAACACACACTGCGTGATCTATGCGAACGGCAAGCGCCAGATGATTACAATTATCAACGGTCGTTGGAAACGGTGAATCTGACAACAGAAGAAAAAGCGATCATCGAAAAGCTGGCGGATGCGTTCAACTACTTCGTAGAGTTGGAGAACAAACATCCGTCAGATGTAGGTGAATTCGCACACCACATCCACATCCTTCAGCGGCATGTAATGGCACGTCTTGCACGACGCTGTAACCCAGACATATTTCCGCCAAGATGACGATCCTATCCCTCAAAGAGTTCAAGACCGGCCTCGAATACCACGACACGTTGAACCCGGCGCTTTGGAACGGCGACGAACTGAAGCCCGAAGTCTATGCGAAGTTGATGAACGTCGCGAACGACTTCATCGCTTTCTGTGGCATCGATCCGACCAAGGTGTCAGACATCGTAATGACAGGTAGTAGTGCGAACTACAACTACAGCCCGCAGTCCGACATCGACCTTCATGTGATCGCGGTGTATGAACCCGATCACATGAACGAAGCTGGTATCAGTGTGCAGAATGCGTTCAATGCGTTCAAGACGCTGTACAACGAGTCGAGGCATATCTCGATCTATGGTTTCCCGTTGGAACTGTACGTGCAACCGACGAGCGAACACTTCACGTCCAACGCGGGCGTGTATTCACTAGAGAAAGAGTCATGGGTTCAGAGGCCAGTTAAGCAGCACGTCGATCTTGATGATCGAGAGATTGAACTGAAGGCCCAGGCAGTCATACACGAAATCAAACAGATCGTGCATGGCAAGATGGCTGGCGTACTCGCAAGGCCAAGGATCGATGCTGTGAAAGCAAAGATTCGGCAATTGCGAGCGGCAGGATTGGAAGCCGGTGGTGAGTTCGGAATCGAGAACCTTGCGTTCAAGGCAATCCGAAATTCCGGCTATCTGGACAAGCTATCGAAATATGCGAGCGCAGTAAAGGATTCTACGCTGTCGCTTTCATGAGTTCACTACGTTTTCCTTCGTAGTGAACAGGAACGTCATGGTGGTTCAACACAACTGCCATGCCTCGATTGACGTATCCGCTGTACCCATGATCGACCACGGCGCGTTCGAATGCGTTTCCGTGGTCTTCTCCGTTGTAGACGTGCTTCGCAGCCGTCTCACGAACTTCCTTGGCATGTTCCTGTGAAGCAGTATCCGGGTTGTACATGTTATGCAGCTTCGCGCTGTACGTGTGTTGCCCAAGTCCCGATTCGTGGACCTTCGATACCTTTTCGCCTTCGTTGGCGTGGTAGAAGTAGACACGACTCTTGATGCGTGCGTCCTTCGTCTCCGACAGGCGTTTCGCTTCAGCACCCTTGATTCCCGTCCCATACATCCGACCGTCGAGACTGGTCAACCCTTCCTTGTGCGAATAGTGCAGGCCGTGGATCGTCTCGCCCTTGACCGGCGCTGCGACCTCGCGCTCGGTGATGAACTGTTTGAATGATTGCATTGACTGTTCCCAATGTTGATGGTATTATTTAGACTCATCAACGGTTACGGGAGTGTTCTATGCACCGACAATTCATTCTTTCCGATGTGGGATCCGACGCACTTGGTAATACCAAGACGTGGGTCACGGTCGAAGACACGCTTCGTCCTCTTGGCGGCGTGTGTGTGACTATTTCGACGACCTACAACAAGGCGCGAAAGCCCGAACAACACGTGTCCAAGCTGCGTCTGGTCATCGAAGATCGGGCCAAGCTGGCGGAACTCGCGGCCTTCCTGCTGGGTTGCGCCGTATCGACCGAGGGTGTTCCCATTGACAACATTCCCAAACTTGGGTAATATACGCATTCCACCAACTTTGGAATCGTCATGAGAACAGAAGACATGCTGGACAACCTGCGCGAAGGTATGAAGGTGATCGTCTCGCCCGCCGCTGGTCTGGCAACTCGCCCGATCCGGGCGCAAGTACGCGGCATTGCGACATCGCCACTACCGGTGATCGGTCGAAACGTCATCGTCGAACCGGAAGTCAAGATTGGCGGCTTTTCGTGTCATCCGGCCTTCGAAATCCATCTCGCACCGGTCAACGAATGAACTCAGTTGTTTGTATGCCGCCACTGCGCCGATGGAAGAAGGCCGGTGTAGTTGAACGTTCGGTGTTCCTGGCGGGGACTATCGAGATGGGGCAGTCGTGGGACTGGCAGTCAGAGATG